TCGTTTTTTGTGGGCGATTGGTACTCATCTTTTGGACTTGCTTTGTTTCGGGGTTGTGCTTGATGGCTTTCGCAGCAGGTGCGGCAGATAGTTCTGCTTTAACCGCAGCCATCTCCTCCTTGTTGGCGTAACCGCCCATCTCATCACGCATCCCTTTCATTTCTTCGCGCATCATTGCAATTTCTTCGAGAACTCTCTCAATGATTGCAACAACCGCAGGGGCTTCTTCTGCCATTGGCATATCAGCAAGTTCGTAGCTGCTTCGGCCTCAACCTCAACTTCTACCTCTACTTCAGCGGTGGCTTCTTTGATTTCAGCGATGACACCTTCTTCGGTGATGACCAAAATACGGCCATCAGCAAGTAGGTGTTCGCCAATAGGAGCAGCAACTCGGTCTTCGCCACTAATGACAAACACTTCGTTACCTGCTTCAAATGATTCTGCCTCAAGAACGGCTCCGTTCTCAAGTGTCATTTGCTCAAACTTAACCTCGCGGATGGAGGATAGCTCGGCAAGGATGCGGTTAAGTATGTTATTCGCTTTCATATCTAAGTAATTAAAGGGGTTTTTGTTATTTGTAACATTTTTATAAATCTTGCCATAGAGTATTTGTGGACTCCCATAGCGTGTTGATGGTCTGCCACTCCTCGCCAAGTATGACAACGCTTGTGCCTTGACCTACTAACGAGCCTATCCCTTGCGCTTGCAATGAGCCATCGCAGCAGGTGGACTTGTAGGTGTTGTCTTTGCATAAGCATCCACGATTGCCACCTCTCGGTGACGCAACTGGAAGTTTCATGGGTCTATACATCACTTGTTGCTTTTAGGGTGCTTTTCGGGAAGGAGGTCATAGTCGGTAGTGTACTTCGCATTTTCGGGTCTTCCGTTCTTTATCAAGTACAGAAATGCATTTACCCGTGCTAATGCCCATTGCTGCTGCGACTTTACTTCGGGGCTATGTGAGGTGTTGAAAGCACCTACGCCTCGTTGGTACACCGTCTTTAGGCTTCCAATGTTTGCGCCATAGCCGAGCTTGTCTTTGTACTTCTCGTTGAACTCATCCGCTTTCTTTTGTAGAATCTCCTCAATCTCTTTTGTAACGACTGCACCCCGTGAGGTAGAGGCATCGCCTTTGGCAGTACCCTCTCCCTTTGGGTCTTTGTTTGGCGTATCGCTCTTGGGGGCTTTGTCGCTCTTGCGGATGCCACCACGCTCTCCTACCTCTGCAAGGTCTTCTTTGTGGTATAGGTATTCGCTTTCTTCTGTATGCTCTGCGCCAGTCATCAGCCTGCCGTCAGCATCCTTGTGAGTCGGGCCTGTGTAGAGCTTGCCGTCTGCGGTGTAATGGGGTACGCCTGCCGCAAGATCAATCTTGCCGAGTTCCTTGAGTTTAGACTCTGCCCACCTCTTGCCTGCAAGACCTCCCCATAGCAGGAACGATATTGTTCCGCAGGCTTCGCTATTGCTTTCATCGTAGTATTCTTCGGCTCTTGATAGGTATGAGTACATCCGTGTGATTGTCTCAATAGATACGGGCTTGCCTTGTGCTAACTGCTGCGCCCTTACTTTACCGACAGGCGTTGCGCACTTGTTGCCGTTCTTCTCGTTTAGTTCAATACCACGCTTGGCGTTGTTCTTCACCGCATCTGGGTAGTCAGAATACGAGGCCATCTCGGTGCGGGTTCCCGACTTCTTACGACCATCTCTTTTTATGATAGCAACAATCTGTGCAAGCATCAACGCTGCTTCTTGCTCCTCTATTTGCGCCATCTCTTGCTTGGCAAGGTTTAGCTTGTCCACGAAGTACCCCTCAATAGAGAATCCTTTGACCTTCCCTGTCTTGACAAAGTTTGTCCATATCTCGGGGTTGTTGACTTTCATAGATACCATCCAAGTGCCTATTGGTAAATCAAAGCCGTACTTCTTGCTCTTGTCTTGTACGTCATCTTCGATAATCCACGACTCTACAACCGTGAGGCCGTTGATACCTACTTCGTGTTCAAGCGTAGCGTTGTTCTGCTTGCTCTTTTGGAAGAACATCTCGCTTGCTTTGCGGATGGTGGCTTCGCTGAAGTACACATAGAACTCCTCTTGGCCTTCTGCTCGGTAGATGGGTTTGTTGGGTACGAGTGCTGCTCCCATAAGGATGCGCTTCTCATCGCTCTGTGTAGCGAACTCCACCCGTTGTGAGTTGAGCGCAATGAAGTCCTCCTCAATCGCAGGATATTCTACAAGGGAGATTGCGTCAATGCCAGTTAGCAGCATTGATTCATCTAGTATTAGTTCAATTAGTTTCATCATCCGAATGTTGCGGTTCTTACTCTTTGGCGTTGTAGTTGTTGTGCGGTCGTTACGTCACCACCCACAACGTATGCACGGATGGGTTGGTTGAACTGACCACCTATGCTTTGTGCAAGTTGGTTCATACCACTCTGTCCTACTATGTTGAATTGCGGTGGTTGTGATGGTGCAGTAGTAGCTTGGATAGATGCGCTTGGAGTGGAATTAGGACTCGTGGGAATCTGCGTTGACCTAACTTTCAAAAGATTTGCAAGACCAGATGCGTAAACACCTGCGGCAGCAATCTGACCAAATGGTGGGGCGTAGGTAGCCATCGCTTTTGTTGCACCCATATAGGTGTCAATTATGATTGTAGTAATGGCAAGTGCCTTACCCAATTTTGTGTTTTCACCTGCAAGTGCAGCAAATCCATTTATTGCACCGCTTATCGCATCAAGATTGGCAATGGTGACATTAACGTAATCCGATACGTCTGCGGCTGAAGTCTTTGCTCCTTTAGCGATTGAGTCAGTATAGAACTGCCCTACCCTCGCTATCTCTGCTCTGCCTTGTTTGCTTGCGTCTACCGATTTATCTACAAAGTCTTTGAAGGATTTTTGGCTATTTTGAAATCTTGCGGTCGCTGCATCATTTGTTGCTTTTTCAAGTTCTTTAATCTTGGCAATTTCCTCATTAAGCAATGACATTGTTTCAGTCTGAAGCCTACGTCTGCGCTGAATGTTTGCCTGCTCAAGCTCTGATATTCTTGCACGAGCCTCCTCAATACGAACCAGACCATCTTCGGTGACCTCACCCATCTTGGCTTGCTCTTGCAATACATTCAATCTCTGCCTCTGAACGGCTAATTCTTGGCGGGCTACTTTTTCCTCAATCGCTCCCGCTCTCGCAACCGCAGCAATCCTCTGCTCGGTGCTTTTAGTTACGTCATCAGCGATAAGGCGAGCCTCTGCAATCTGCTTGTTGGCAATAGCACGTTGTGCGATAAGCGCACGTTCAGCATCCTCTACATCGTTGAGCTGTTTGGCAAGTTCCCTGCCGAGTTTGGTCTCCCTAACAATCTCATCACCTAACCCCTTAAAAGCACCTGCAACGCCTTCAATGGCTCCCTTGAAGTCTCCTTGAAAGAACTTAAATAAAGCCTCACCTAATCCAATCACTCGGTCGATTACAACCTTTACCGCTGCGCCAAGCGCACCCATAACTTCAGCGAGTTTATCGCCACCACGTTCCGTTTCCTTAAAATACGCAACAAGCGATGTTACTGCGATAAGCAGCGCACCCAATCCTGTTGCTATGATAGCACCCTTTAGTGTACCGAAGGCTCGAATGGTACTTGTGATACCACCCTGCAATCCTTTGAACGCAGATACCGCCCCGCCAGTCTGCTTGTCTAATGCAGAGAGGCCGTTGCTAATAGCCTCATTGCTCTCTTTGGCTTTGCTCTGGGTCTTGTCAGCCTCTATCCCTACGGCTTTAAGCGCAGCGATAGCGGATGTAGCATCCCCTTTAATCTCAATTATTTCAACTGCCGCCATTGTAGCTTAATATATTCGTTCCATCCTTCGGGTAGTTTGTTCTTGCCTTTGGCGATTTCAACGCAATCACCTGCTCCAAGCCACTCATCCGAGTTTAGTATTTCAATTAAATAACTTAAATAACCTTTCTTCATACTACGTTGAGGAGTTCAAATGATGCTTTGCCTGTGGTCATATTTAAGTTCACGTTGTTTATGATGTACTTGGTGTTGTTCCAAATGATTGCATTCTGAAGGTTCAGCGTGATGATCTTACCGATGGGCAACACCGCTTCTACGTTGTACACCCTTCTTGCTTTCGCATACAGGTCGGTGATGTAGTCGCTCCACTCGTTGTTGTAGAGGCTTTGGTTTACCGATTGCAGGTGGTATGGGTCTATGTCTGCACCAAACGTGATAGCGTGTGATGCGCCTGCACTATCGTAGCGGTTTGAGGTATTGGCATACCAAGCAACGGTGACCTCTTCGCTTGTGGTGTTATCAGCGTTTACAAATGCAACTGGGTTTGGAGTTAAGTTGTAGTCATCAAAGTAGCCGTAGAAAAGAATTGGCGCACCCAAGTATGGGTTTAACGTGCCATCATCGTTTGCTTCGCTTGTGATGCTCTTGTACACGAGTACGTTGGTGAGTGCGCTTGTATCTTGGTCTGTCAGCCTCTCAAACAAAGGGCATTCAAACGGCACTTCAATTAGGAACTCCTCGCCATCAAAAGTAAAGAGGTTATTCAAATCACCAAAGCCTACGTTGTTTGTTTGCAGATATTGGAAGCCAAGTATCTGCTGCGTCTCTTGGTACTTAAACTCAATCTCTCTGTAAAGCGGTGGGCGGTTTACTGCGTACTCCGTGATGTCAAGATAGGTCTGATAGTTTTGGTCGGTTCCTGCTGCGTACCAATCCTGCAAAGGCTGAAGTAAGAAGCTCGTAGATGTAGTTGGCACAATGACCATATTGTACATCTTTAGAATCCCTGCCAAGAAGTCCTTCACCTTTATTTCTGGCATTATGTCTGAAACCACCACGCTGAAGGTGTAGCTGACCGATGCGGTTTGGTCTACTGAGAAACTAACAGAAGCCGTATCACTATCAATGCCCGAATAGTCCGTGCATTGGTAGGTCATTGAGGTAGGGCTTTGCGGTCTGATAAACAACTGCACCGTATCACCTGCGGTAAACGACAAAGCAGCCATAGTTGTAGTTACCGAAGACGCAGCGTGAGCATCAACTAATACAGAAAAGTCAAACACTCCATTGCGAAAAACCGCAAGCTCGTAATTCTTGCTCACGTTTGCCATTGTAATCTGCAAGTCATATTGCTTGCTATCTACAACTGTCCAAGTGTCGGTAGTCAAATTGAACTGAGAACCGCTGCCCGTATTGCGATTCATATTTATTAACTGATAGGCAATGTCGTTGCCACCTGCAAATAGATACCCTTCAAACCTGTGCAGCCATAACGACAAATCAACAAACGGAGTAGCAGCCAAGAACGCTCCTGTAAACGTGATGCCGTACTTTGCCTCCATCGCATCAAGGATAGCCGTCACCTTTAGTGCAGGCTTTAACTCATAGTAGTGTATGCCGTGTTCTTCGTTAGCATTGTGGAAGGCAATGTTGCTATCATCGTGATTGGCATTGTCTGAATCATAAATCCAATTCTTGACAGGGCTGCATAGCGGATAAAACAACGGAGCAAAGGTGTCGGTAGTCAATCGTGCCAATACCGCAGTATCGGAATACTGATGGTTGTATGCGCTGAAGTTAAGGTCGTACAAATAGTCCTCGCCAAACAAGTCCGTAAGCGTTACCACATCCCCATAGAACGTCAGCGTGTATGCATACGGCTCTGTGCCTTTCAACTGCACGTTCTCTACCTCTATCACGCCTGTGCGGAATGGCAAGGAGTTGATTTCGATTCTTGCTTCCTGTCTTAGCCTGCCATCAAAAGTATTAGCAACGCTCGTGCTTGTTGCACCTGCGTTCCAAACCGTGTTAAAAGTATTCCAAGTGATGCCTATGCTATTCCATACGGGGCTACCGCCAGTCTCGGTAGTGATAACAGAACTTGTGATGTTGGCGTTGTAGTAGTGCTGAAGTATCTCGTTGTTTCTTGGGCTTGCAGGAATGGTAAATCCCTGCGTGAAGTCCGTGAACACCTTTGAGATGTCCTGCACGTTCTGCACCGAAAGGTTGATGCTGATCTCCTCATCATCAAAGATGTCTAGGCGGAAGCCATTGACGTAAATATCTACCTTGTTCATCGTACCAAACTACGCTCATCAAAGCCAAAGTCAAAGGACATAGTGTAATTGATAAGTTTTGTGTTTACTTGCTTCTGGTACTCTATGCTGCCACGATTCGGGACAACACTTACCCAGTTGCTATTGGTATAGACCGCAACATACTCGCTCATCAGAATGTCCTCAATGGTTTCATCGTAGTCTTGGTCAACGAACCCTGTGTTTAGGGTTAGTGTGTTGCGAGAGTTGACGTTGTAGGATTGGTACTTGCCTACCTCTAATGAAGGGGTGGTGAAGCCATCGTTGTAGATGCTCTTTTGGTAAGAGTCCTGCGTGAAGTTACCACGCTCATCGCTGCGCTTAAAGAAGGTGATGAAGTCAGCAACGCCAAAGCGGTTGATGAACGCTACCTGCACAGGCGTATACTTTACCTCACATTGAACATAGTACCTCACCGTTGCAAGGGTGGTATTGCCTGCGTTCTTTAGAATCACATCGTAGTACTGACCTACGCCACCATCAGGTTGACTGCTTGGCTTTATAGCATTATCTAAAAAAGAATTGTTCTCAAGGTTGGCAGGGCCAACTCCTGCGTAGATTACAAGGTTTTGACTATTGTTTGTTGTTCTGTCGGGGGGTGCGGTGCTTATGGCACTTATTTGAAAATCATCAGAATCACCAGACTGCCAAGTGATGACAATTTTGGCAAGAGCATTTGTGCTGCTATTGTTAATCGCAAGGGATTCATAGTTGCCGACAAGCACCTGCCTGTCTCTGCTCGTTGCAAGCACCACTTGTGATACCGCAACAGGGGCGATATTGTCACGGGTAGCCCATCCATCAGTACAAAGGAATGCCAAAGAAGTACCTGTTGACCATACCGCAGATTCAGGTGCGCCTCCGTTATTAGAGTAAACCCAATCGCCAAGAGGCAAAACCCACAAGGCTTCAGCCTGCGGACTCTGCGTGTAGCCTATGTCATTCCATACGCTGAAGTCGTGGTAGAACTCCGAGCGTACAAGGTCGCTTACTTCAAAGTTGATGACCTCATTGATAGAATAATCCTTGCTCAAAGAGTAGTTGGCAGTAGCAGGAGCGGTTGCCTTCAGACCATTGTAAATCTTCAGCTGAAGCGTCATTGAATCAAGTTGGTCAAGAGTAAGGGCGTTGTTCTTGCCCGTGACAAATAAAGGGCTGCGCCCCATTGAAAGGCTGCTTGGTGTAGATGCAGTAGGTGTGCTCATCGTGTGGTAAATGCTTTGAAGTCTTCTTCTGTTAATTGAAATGCCTCTACCAATTCAGCAGGTAGTTTCTTAAATGCCAATCCAAAGGGAGTGCTAAAGAACTTGGTGGCGGGGATTCCTTTGTTGTAGATGCTGCGAGCAAGGGCGAACTGAAGGCTCTGCCTCTTTACAAATTGTCCCTTCTTATTTCGTACGCCATCCAATCCCTTCTTAATAGCCCATTGGCTGAACGCCTTTGCAGGCGGCATCTTGTTGGTGTACTTGTAAGGAGACCCCTGTGCGCTTGCATAGGTGCTTTTTGCGCCCCTTACTCCCTTGTCTTGGTACTCACCATAGTCATCCATAGAGAACGTCAAGGAGAACGAATTTGGCCCTGTTTGCAAATCGTAGCTTAAAGAGTTGTATAGGTTCTTGCTCGCATTGCGTTTGCCCCGTGTAAGGTTGGACTTGGCCTGCTGAATAACATACCCCGCAAACTTCGCAAGCACCGCTTGTATCAAGTCCTTCCGTGCCATTTTAACAGGTGCTTATCTCGGTGTTGGCAAGCAGCACATCAAACGTAGCAGTCCACCCTGCAAGCAGGTTCTCAAACCTCTCGCTAAAGGGAACGCAAGAGGCAGTACCATCCAACTGGTAAAGGTCGGTGTACAGAGTTCCCCTGCGCAGTTCTGTCACCACATCGTTGATTACTGCTAGTTGCGTGTTCAGTATGTTTTGCTCGTTGCTGATGCCGTAGAACGGCTCTGCCTGCAAGCGAGGATTCTCTTTGGTCTCATCCACTAAATCCATACAAACGATGCTCACGTTCATACGGACTATCTGTCCTTCGAATGTTGCTTGGTTGATGATGATGTGACTCAAAGGGAAGATGGTCTGCTTGTTTAGGTCTATGTCAAAAATATCCCCTGTGGTGACCACGTTGACTTGGCTATTGGCTTCAAGGGTGTCTTTGAGTTTGGTGGTGATGTCGTAGAACTGTCTCATTTTATTGACTTTTTTATTAGGTCGTTTTCAACTTCTTGCTTTTGCTTTTCGAACGTGAGGAAATGAAGACACTCTTGGAGTTCCAATTTAGTGACTCCTCCAAACCTTCTAATATCTCCTTGAGCAAGTTGATATATTGTAGCGTACCATCCCCAACGGACTGCGAATTGTCCTTGTTTGGAGTATTCGTTTTCAGGTTGTCCTTCTCCAAAGAGGTCAGGGAAGCTCGCAATAATTCGTTCCCTAAACGCCAAAAAAAAAGCGATGCTCCCATAGCAACACTCATCGGGGCTTGCTTCATCTGCTCGGCATACCTACCTGCTCCCTCGTATGGCTCTATCAGATACCGATGCTTGACCTCGCTTGTGATAGGGCGATACAATACCGCCATCGCTTTGTGCAGGTCTTGCACATCTTGCAGGTAGCCATCAAGGTCAACGAACTCACCATAGGTGATATTGTCAAGTTCAGGGATGAACCCGTACTTCGTGTCCCCCATCGTGAAGGTTGGCGTGAGGCTTGGCTTCTCGTTTATCATCGCACTTATGTGCTTGCTGATGTGGCTCACATCTTTGATGCGCACATTCGGAAGATTAGCAAGAGGCACTCCGCAGAATATCTCAAGCATCTTGTGGGTCAAAAACTCCTCATCGCCCTCAAGCCTCGCAAAGCGTTGGTATTGGTCAAGCGTTATCTCTGATAGGGCGGTGGGTACAATTACCTTTAGTTCCATTGTATTAAAATAACCTTTTAGTTTTAGCGTATGGCATACCGCCCAAAGTTAGGTCTGCTCAACTTGTTATACGTTGCATAGCGCAGCGCATCTATGGCGTGGTTGAATGCGTCTATGGGTTTGTTCAAGAGGTTGCCGTTCTTGTCTTCCACCCATTTGTAGTTCTGAAGTTCCTTGATTAGGTTGCTGCTTCGTGGTGTAACAAATAGCTTGTGCCGCTTCAGCACGTCAATGCCCACTATAACGCTATCTGCGCCCTTCTGCGTGGGTTTTACGTTCCATCCCATACGATGCAGCTCCTCAATAGATTTGGGTTCAGCAGAGTCAGCATATATCTCTGCCCTTCTGTCAAGGCCAAGTGAGGCAAGTACGTTGCTGATGTCGGGGTTGGTCATCCCCGTGCGGTAGATAAGCTCATCCACATAAAGATTGTCACCAGACTTGTAGACCGCCACAAGTGCGGTGGGGTCGTTGGTATAGCCAAAGTCCATTCCGTGACATAGGAGCGATGCTTCTGATGGTATCTCTGCCTGCCCGTATTGGAAGATGGTGGCTCTGCTCATACCACGTTCCCCTAATCCGTAGATTCTCCAATAGTCATTGTCCGTATGTTGCAGCCTCTCTATCTCCTCAACGATGCTTGGCTCTAAAAAGGGATTGTCGAGGTAGGTACTTTGGATGTACGTAACGTCATCCCTTGTCAGCAGCTTATCGTAAATCCAATGGAACGCATCAGAGGGGTTGTAGTCAACCCATATCTTGCCTGTTGTGCGAATCAATATCTGAAAAAAATCCTCCCAAGTGAGTTCGTTTGCCTCGTTGCAAAAAAGGTAATCACGTCTTGCTCCCCGTTTCTTCTGCGGTTGGTCAAGGCTGATGAACTCAAAGAGGTTGCCGTTTAGCTCGTAGGTGTAATCGCTCTTGTTATGCCGTGCCTCATCATAGAGACCATTAACATTTAGTATCTCGAAGAAGTCACGATAGGCCGTCATCTTCAGAGACGGCAGCGACTTGCGCACGATGGAGTACACCTTGCCTTTCTCCTCCATCGCCATAACGATGAGCATCTGCAAAAGCGAGTAGGTCTTACCAGAACGGCTACCGCCTTGATTGACTACTATCCGAGTTTTAGCGTTGTAGTTCTTCTCAAAGAGTTCGCTACTCTTGAGGTTTAGCTCGGACAATCTCTACTTTGATTTTGGTTAGCTCATCCGATACCTCGTGTGAGTTCTCTACCCTTGCGAGTTTGGGAGTCGTGTACTCTGCCATCTTGTTCAATAGGTCAAGTGCGCCCTTCGGGTCATCTGCTGCAACTTGGGTGAGCCATAGGGTCATATTCTCAAGGTTGGCTTCAATGAGGGTTTGGAATGCCTCTCGTATTTTATTGGTGGTCTTGTTTGGTGTTCCGCTTGGCCTTCCTGTGTTGCCTGCAATGAATCTGCCTTTGTCATCTTTCATATCCGTTCAGTTCCGTTATTTTCGGTTTGTATCTAAATAACCCTTTTTGCAAGGTGGTGATCGTGTGTTGCTTGAAGTCGCTCCTTCCACTCTTTGATGTCACCATAGGTGACGTGGCAAGCACGGCATAGTGCCATTAGGTTTTCTATGGTATCAGCAATTTTGCTTCCACCCATCCCACGAGATTCTATGTGGTGAATGTCTTGCGCTTGGGCTTGACATACCTCGCAGGGTATGAAGTCAGTTGTGGTGTAGCCCATCCCTTTTAGATAGACCTTTGTGTGGTTCTTCACCGTTGGTAAATCCAACAGTCATCTATGAACGTGGCGCGTGGCAGCAGTTCATCTACCGCTTGGATTACACCCTGCCAATGTTGGTGGTAGTCATCTCCTGCGATGTAGCCACCCTTCTTGACTTTGGGTAGCCATAGCTTGATGTCTTCCTTTACCGCCTCATAGGTATGGGTTAGGTCTATGAATACTACGTCAAGGGATTCGTTGGCAAACTTCTTTGATGCTGCTTTGGATGTTGCTTTGATTGCCTTGTACTTACGGGTTCCCATATTTTCCACAAACAAATTGTAGATGTTTTGCTGCGTTGCAAGTTTATGGGTGGTCGTAAGTTCGTTTGGCGAACCCTTCCAAGTGTCTATGATTGTGATTTCTTGGTATGTTGCGGTGTCGCATAGGTAGGCTGATGACTTACCAAGCCACGCACCCAGTTCCACGAACTTGCCGTCTTGAGGCATATTGTGAATTAGGTAGTCGTATGCTGCTTGGTGGTTGAACCACCCGTCTATTTGTTTGCTCGTTTTCATTTTAGGGCGTTGTAGTAACAAAGGTACTGCTCTACGCAGATAAGTGTTCCTTGTTCGGATGCTGCTTTTGCAAAGGTTCCGTCTGCATCGTAGGCCATTTCAAAGCGTAGGTTGGGCAGGTCGTATGGTTTGAACATATAACAGGCGGTGTCTATGTTGCCTACTTGGGGTTGGTCGGTAGGGCGGAGCCTACCTATTTGTCCCCACGTTACGATTGAGCAATCAAGGGAATGCAAGTTGCTCCACTCCTCAAGGAACTTTGGGTGCAGCACATTGTCATCATCCAGATAGTACACCCAATCCTCTTTGGTAAAGGAGTCAGCATACAAGTCAAGAAACTCATTGCGTAGGGGGTGGCCTGCGGTACCTGTGCGGGTGGAGTAATGTGTGATTGATGCGCCTGTTGCTCCCTTGAAGTCGGTAGCAGCATCCATCATCACCACCCACGTTGCATAGGCAGGGATATGTTGTTTTAACCTCACAAGGTTTTGAGGCCGTGAGCAGGGCGTGACTATGTAAAGCATCGTAGTTCGTTTATTTTTTCCATTGTAAAGTCCTGCACATACTCGTATAACGATTCTGTTAGGTCAGCCACTTGGTTGGGGTTTTCTTTTAGCCTCTTGATTGCTCCTGCCCATTCGCTTGGGTGCTTGATGGCAATGCAATTATCCTTCGTGATGTAGGGTGAATAGGGTTGCGTGTTGCTCACTATCAAGGCGCATTTGCTGAAGCCTGCCTCCAACATCTTTAGATGCGACTTGCACTTGGCGAACTCGGATGTCGTAAGCGGTACGAGGCTTACGTCAAAGAACTCGTAGAGCTTGTGGTAGTGTGTTGGTGGCATCGTTGGCAGCCTATGGCTTGCCTTCATAATATCGGGGTAACCATCTACCTCTGCCACATACCCTTGATAGCCCTCAAGGTTGATTGTGGATTCCTTTACGTCTGCTGCGTGGTGGTTGCCTCCGATGTACCCAAAGCGTACTTCTTCGCTTGGCTCTCTCTCTACCTGCCACGTTGGTACGCTGATGGCATTGGGGATGATTCGTATGTTGCTATTGTACTTCTTGACCTTTGAGGCAAGGTGCTTGTTGGTCACCCATACCTCATCCGCTGCTTTCATAGATCGTACGATGCGCGTTCTCATCTGCTCAACGTACAACCCTTGCAGAGGATGCGTAGGGGGCAGCACCCACCAATCATCGTTATCAACGATTAACTTGATGCCCTCCTTACGGCAGAGCTTTACAAAGTCCTCAAACGGCTCAACAGGGAATGTCCGTGAAGAATAAATGTGCGTGACTTTAGGCCACATCTCTGGGTCAATGTCGGTAATCTTCTCAATGAAAAAGACATCTACATCCTTGTGGCATATCAAGGGTGCAAATGTCCTGTGGTGCGATACTCCAGAGTTCTGCTTGTGGAACGCAAGAACAAATGGTCTATCCATTCTTACGCTCTAAAAACCTTACCCACATCCGAGCAGCTACTGCTCTGCGTTGGGGCTTGAAGGGGTAGGTGCTACGGAGCTGCGCCATTGCTATCCTCATAAATTGGTCTTGCATTTTGTTCAGATATTAAAGTGTTCCTACAACGGTGTACGAATCCAAGTCCTCACCCAAGATAAAGAACTGCTTGTACATTTCAATAGCCTCAAGGGTCTTGCGCTCTCCCTCTGCTACGAACTCTGGACTCACCGAGTAGATGCCTATGTCAAGGCTTGCCTTGTCAATAGCGACAAAGAAGAACTTATCAATCGGCACTCCGAATAATCGGGTGTAGATAAATGCCTGCACATCGTAGCCGTATTTCTTTGCAGAATAAGGGAATGCTCGTAGGTCGGTTGTTGTTTTTAAGTCAGCCAAGAAACCATCAGCATAGATGTCAGCCTTCGCCCTAAAGGGCAAGCCGCCAATCATACCAATCTTTGGTACTTCAAACTCGCAGCCAGTTAGCAGCCCAAGCACGTTCTCGTTGCGCAGGAGCGCATCAGAGATGCGTTGCGCCTCGTTGTACTCCTTACGGGTACAAAGGTTGCGCTTGCCCTTTGCATCTTGCCAAGCCTTTGCGTTCTTGCTCTGCACCTCAATCACCTCGTAGTCCGCTACTCGGTGCGGCTCAAGAGCCATAAGGTGAACGAGCCTGCCTACTGCGAATGCATCGGATTCCTCGCTGCCGTACTTCGTGACGTAGTGGTACGTCTTTGGTGATGTGAGCAGCAGCTTGCAAGCAGAGGAGGACAGGGCGTTCTTACCCAGTACCCCGTAGTAAAAGTCATCATCGTGCATCTTCTCAAGGATTGTCTCCATATCCCAAGTGCTGCCGTCAAGTAGTTCTATGATTTTCATAAGATTGGTTTTGTTAATTAAATAAAGGTATGCATTTTTTAGCGACTGCTGCTACGACATCCACAGTTATTGCGTTGCCTAAAGTTTCATATCTATGAGGCTTGCTAATACAAGATGTCCAATTATCGGGGAATCCTTGAAGCCTCTCGCATTCTATCTCGGTCATTATACGAATTTGGTTACTTGAACCAATGTAAGTCCCTTGACTTTTTGCTCCATAGTATCGCTTGGTGATGGTAAGAGAGGTGTCACTTTCGCTTCTTGCTTTGTGATTATTCGCTCGACAGCGAGGGCTGATAGGGAATACCCCTCCCCAATCTCCTTCTGTGGTTGTAGAATATCCGACAAGGTATATCCGCTCTCTATTTTGGGGTAGAAACCAACTTGTATTAAGCAGTTGCCATTCAAGTCTATAACCCCCAATGTCGGTAAAGGCTTGGATAATCGCCCAAAAATCTGCGCCATCATTTGAGGAGAATGTTCCTTTAACATTTTCCCAGATAAATACACTTGGTCGGCATTCGCTAATAAGACGGATTGCTTCGAGGACAAGAGAACTTCTTTGTCCTTCCATCCCCTTTCGCTTTCCTGCCAATGAGAAATCTTGGCAAGGACTTCCAAAAGTGATGAGGTTGATTCTTGGAAGGTCTGCTCCTCGAACATTGGTAACTGAACCGACATAGGTAGAGGTTGGGAATTGATGTTTGTAAACTGCGATTGCGTGTTTGTCTATCTCCGAGAAGTAGGATGTTATTTCATATCCTGCTCTCTCAAAGCCTAAATGGAATCCACCTATCCCACTAAATAAATCAAGGTGGTTAATCTTCATTTCTTAAATGTTGCTTCGTACCATTGGTCAAAAGGCACACGAAGCAAGGCATCGTGGTAGGCTATACGCAGGGTGACCTTCTCAATGAGTTCTATGTCTTTGAGGATTGATTCAGATATGTCTGCCGACTTCAGCTCTCGGAGCAGTTGGGATATAGTTTGGTATTTCATTTGATTGGTTTTAATTATTCTTCGGATGCTACTTGAGTTGCCCAATTCATCCACTTGGTGTAGATGTCATCGGCAAGCTTTGGGGCTTCTCCATAAATGGATGTGGTAGGGTAGGCTACGGTATTGGTGTAGCCATCCTCGTTATACGATTCTTCGACATAGGTAATCTCCATCTCGTAGTTGTAGAAGTCAGCAACGTGAACGTAGCCAAGCCACTTGGCAAGGATCTCATCGCTATTCTTATTGTCGGGGTCGTAATCCTCAAGGGCATCCCAATAAGACTGCGGTAGCAGGTCGGCATCTTCAAGCCAAAACTTTAGGTCGTTGTAGGTAAATGTCATCTTACAGGTTAATTAGAAATTCAACAAGGGCAAGGCTGCCAATAAGGGTAAAGATAATTGCTAATGAAGCAACTGTCTTGGCAAGGTAAACTTTGAATTGGTACATCTGATTGGTTTTATGGTTAAGACCACCGAAGAGGTTTCGGCTAATATAAGCCTCATCAGTTAACCTTTAATTATATGCCTGTATGATAATTTTCGCACAAACCAATCTCTCTTTGGATTGCGGCAGGGCTTTGTTGTGAGGGATTGTAATCGTTGTATTGCTCAAGGGTATCAAACTTGTAAACGTCAATGCCAAATCCGTCTTTACGCTCCCAAATCTCATACACACCTACGCAGATATCCCCATCGTGTTTAGACCATTGATAGCAAGCAACCATTTGTTTTGGCTGCATACTTGTTAGGCCGTCATTCCAAGTTGTTAAATCTCTCTTAAATGGCAACACTTTTAATTGCCTACCTGCGCCTTCTGCCCATAGTTGAAGAAATCTCTCAACTCTGATGCTCATTCCGTGAAAATCTACGGAGTTCTTAATTTTAGTTCTCATCTGATTGGTATTAAATGTTCTCCAAATGTAATACAACTTTTTGAATTATTAACACTCCAATAAAAAATAAATAAAAAAAAGAGGACTACTTGCCCTCTCTGAATTGCGTGTAGCAAACTGCTACTGCTTGGTCTTTGTCTGGGTACTCGCTTCCAATAGCCTCCAAGCAGCGTTGGATGTATTCGGATTGCTTCTCTCCGCTTTTAACTTTAGGTATTGGCATATATCTTTTTTGCTTTTGTTAGATTTAAGAAACCAACAACCTTGTCTACCTTTTCTTTTCTTGCAAAGTCGGTTGTTGCGGGCATTTTTTTGGTCTGCCAATCTATTTCAACCGCAGATAAATTAAAAACATAGATGCCAACTGGGGTGGAGTTGATGTAGATTGGCGTTGTGCCAAACCTCGCAGCTCGTGTTATTAAATTATCATACTTCATTTTCTCAATAAGCAAATCATCGTAGTGCGTTCTTCGGCATTTTAACTCTATGTCATATTGATACTTTGCAGAATAACAATCCCAATGCGACATAGGCTCATCGCTCATCTCTAAATCTGGTATGTGATTTTTTTTAAGAAACTCAAACAACTCCTGCTCGCTCATTAGTAAGCGTTGTATAATGTCTCAAGCTCCTGCAACCTACCACGAAGGCAAGAGCCGCAGTTAGTTGGCTTCACGGAGTCTTTGAACACACGGTTGTAGATTTTATTCACTTCCGTCTGCTCAATGGCGGTCACGGTGTTCCGACCGCGCATCTTGCCAACAAACTCATACTCCTCTTTGGTTAAGCATTCAGGCTTCCTG